GAGTATGCTGTGATGAAGTACAACAAACTTTTTGTCTGTTTTACCCCACTCATTAAGAGTATCAAAGAATGATTCTCTGTCAACCTTCTCTCCATCAATAACCGCACCTGTCTTTGATGTGATGTACATATAAGAGTAACCACGAATGGCAAGTTGCTTTACAAAGTCTGTCTGTGATACAAGTGCAACAATCTGTCTGGTTGACTTGGCACATATCAATACTTTGTCTTTGTCAAGATTATCAATCGCTTCAACCATTTGCTCGTTGTCTCTGTCTGCAACTAACTCATCCTTCCTGAGTATTCTTGAACGATAGACTTCGACCTTTGGTGGTAGAATGTAACCTTGCTTGACAAGTCTTGGTGCAGGGATTTGACATATCACATTACCATAAGTCTTAGTGTGGTTCATACCTGCTTTCTCAGGTGTGCGACTATGCTTTGGTGTTGCTGTAAAGAAGTAGCATCTATCTGCATTGAATGAGAAGTATTCAGTAGCAGGGTAAAAGTTTTTCTGTACTGAGTTGTGTGCTTCATCAAAGTATATTGTATCAACTTCAATATCAAGTGAGTCTGATATTCTGTGTAGTGAATGATATGTAGTGAATATAAGTATGTTCTCTGTGCTATTGTGATACCAGTATTCTAACTCATCTGTCTTAGTTGTACTCTTGTGATGTGTCTCTCCACTATGAACGTGAATGACCTCTACATCTGTGATGAACTCTAGGAACTCTGATGATAACTGGTTAGCAAGTAGAATACGAGGTGCAACTACAACAATAGTCTTTGGTAAACTATTCTGTGCAAATCTTCTCTTGGCATCTTCAATCATACACATTGTCTTACCACCACCAGTAGGAACAATAACCTGTCCTTTCCTTTGTAGTCTCATCTTCGCAAGTGCTTCGTTTTGATGTGGTCTTAGTTGCATAGTATTTCGTTTGATATATTCATTGTAGCATTGTCTAAATCATTGTCATCATGTCTTGTGCCAGTTATATAATTGGTTACATAAAGATGTTTTACTTTTGAACCTGAGTGATCTTTACCTTTACCAAAGTTCTGCATATACTTAAAGTCTTTTGTATGAATATAATAATCTTTTAACTCTTCACGATAAAACTCACAATCAGAATGAATGAATAACCACTTTGCCTTTGTGTTCTTCATTGCTTCTACAAGTCTTGTATGAAGTGTATCCCCTCCATCCCCTGTGGTATATCCTAATCTATCAATATATGGTGGGTCTAAAAATATCCAATCATCTTCAGTACACTCATTAATAATATCAATCGCATCCCTATTGTATATCGTTGCTTTCTTAGTAAAGAAGTTATGGTGGTCTGGGGATAGATTACAACTCATCTTCTTATAATGTCCGAAAGGAACATTAAATTTACCCTCTGAGTTATATCTTTCCATACCTGAGAAACACAACTGTCTCACAACAATATATGCAGTAGCATACTCTAAGTCACTATATTCATTAGGGTCATTGATAATATCTCGTGATGAATAAAATATCTCCTCTAGTTTATCGTGATCGTATGTCTTAATCTCGTCTATTGTTTTTTGAATTGTTGGATAATTATCACTACCTATCTCTCTATAAAGATTAATAACTGCCTTATTGACATCATTTAATATACAAGTATCTCCATAATGTAAAGAAACAGCAGAACCACCACAAAATGGTTCTACTATACGTTTGAACTCTGTAGGTGCAAACTCTTTAATTCTGGAAAGTTCCTTTGTCTTTCCACCCTGATACTTGATTACTGGTTTCATACCAGTATTATAGCACAAAAAAAGAGGTGGTGTCCACCTCTGACCTTAAGAAAATATAAAACTTCTCGAACAAACCATACAAAGGTATGTATGAGTTTTTATATTTCTAACTACTCACTAACAACAGTAGCACCTGTCCATCCACCATTCTTACCATCGGTGTTAACAAGTTTTGCGTCTGCTGTTGACTTATTTACATAAGTTTTTTTCTTTGAACTATCATCAGACCAATGAACTCCACCTGTCCAATAAACTGTCTTGCCAGATAGACCTGTTTTTGTGATGTAATAACCCATTTGACTTTTTTCTTTTATTTATCTTGTAACTTTTCTAGTACTGTTTTTGCTTGCATAGGTGCAACATCATTAAGTCCGTTTGCATCAAACCAAGGCGCACTTTCCCAATCAAAACCTTCTCCAAATGTGTTATCAGGAGACATCACATACCAATGACACTTTGCGTCAGGTATATCTACTGCACAAACCGCCCAATCATCTGCCCATTGTGGCACTTGAACGTACATTACAGGTAGATGATTAGCAAATAATGAAAGTATAAAAGAAAAGATAATCATTTGTCCATGTCTTCCATTATATCATTAAATTTTTCTTTTGTAAACCACTCTTCATCTTTACTCTTCCATTTTCCTAGTGGGCAAGAATCTAGTACTATTCTTGCTTTCGCAGGGAGATAGCATCCACACTCTGCACACTCATTTTGAAGTTCTTTAAATTTATCACACTCTCGACATATCATAATCCTCTCTTTATATTCCTCGTCAGTAACTACTAGAGCTTTCTCGTAGTTATTCTGGATATAGTTAATCAACTGCCACGAGAACTTTGCAAGATTTTTTCCCTTTTCAACTAGATTTGGAGATTGTAAATCGTCAGACATAATATACTTCTATTTGTATTATATAGCACCCTTAACTGTATTTGTATTGTTACCAACTACTGTGAAACCAGTTCCAGAGATTGCATTTCCACCCTGTCCACCTGACCCTGCCGCTGCCGTATTTGAACCATTTTGACCCCACTCTCCACCTGTGCCACCAGTTCCACCCTGTCCACCACAAGAACCTGTACCAGTTTGAAGTGTGAAAGTATTATCAGCACAAGTCGGGCAATTTCCCTGCGGACCATCAGAACCAAGTAGTGAACCTGAGAAGTTATTAAATCCTCTACCTAATCCACCATTACCACCTATAACAACTGTGGGTGTAAGTGATGGTGTTGTTTGCCTACAAGTTCCATTCTGAGTATATCCCACACAACTATTACCACAAAATGATTCCCATGGTCCCCAACAGAATTGTTCAAATGCACAACAACCACCTTGAGATTGTGAAACTAATGTCTGACCTGGTGGGCAAGTTGGGGTTGTATTACATGCACTTACAGCTGTATCTTTCTGACAAGTACCTGCTGAACCTTGACTTCCATCTGCACCAAATTCTCCACCTCCTCCACCACCCCATAATCTTCCGTTAGATTGGATGTCAACAGTAACTCTACCACTATTAATAGATAAAGCAGCACCACCAGGATTTCCACTTACAGAACTAGATGTTCCACCTGTTCCACCTGCACCATAAAAATTACCATGAATTTCGAGTGTTAAATTCCAAGCAGCAGATAATATTTGTGCCGCTGCGATACTTGTATTTGTAGATGTATGTGTTCCTCGTAGGGTAAACTTTTTCTTGATAGTTTTTCCTAAATTACTATTCCACTCTGATAATGCACTAATATTAAAGTTTGCGTTAGTATCAGATGCGTCTTGCTCTACATCATAAAATTTGATCGCACCAAAAAATTGTGATACTTCCCAATTAGATGCTGTATTGATTGGGGTTGGTGCAATCGCAGAGTTTTCTGTTGCATCAGGAACTATTGGATCTGTACTATTTGCCACATCAATATCTCTTAGCAATTCACTTGCACTTATCGCTCCAGTTGGATTATTCAGTCTAAAAGTATCTCGTAACTGACTAAATTTTACTTCGGTTTGATTATTTGGCGTAGCTCCTCCAACACCAGCAAAATAAGGTCCAGTTTTTGTTATAGTTAATCCCATAAAAACTCGTACTTTTTATTATTTATGAATTGAGTCTATTATTCCCTTATGTGATACAAATACTTGATTATTTTTCTCACTCACCTCGCAGTCGTGCATATTCTTACACACTTCTAATATCTGTTCACCACTAGTAAAAACACCATTACCATCTGATTTAGAGTTCAAATGATTTTGTATTGACTCCTTACTAATCATTTTCAATCCATTTGTAACTTGAACATAACCATCTAAAGTCCACAAAGAACCCATCGGAATATTTCTAAATATTGTTCCATCTATAAACTCCTCTTTTATTTTCCGATCTACATCTTTGACCCATTGAAGTTTATTATCTGTAATATACCTCCAAAATTCAGAGTCAGTTCGATTTGTATTGTAATGTAGTGCCATAAAATTAACAACATCTGTATATAAGTCTCGATTGACAATATTTGCAGACTTACGATTAAATTCTAAATTTTTTAGATTAGAATTGTAAGTAATAAACTCTTTCATTTGTTTAATAATAATATGAATACCAGTTGACTCTAAAGGTTCTACAAATCCACTTGACAAACCAACTGCAAGGCAATTACCCATCCAATATTCTTCGTAGTATCCAGGTCTATATTTTATAATTCGATCACTCGTAAGTTCAGTATTAAAATTCTCGACTAACCAATCATTATATTTTTCTCGTGCCTCTTCATCAGACGTAAACTTAGAGGAATATAGATAACCAGTTCCGTATCTATCTCCAATCGGTATTCTCCATATCCAGCCATTATCTGTTGCTTCTGCTAATGTATAAGATGGAAGTTCATCTTTAAAATCATAAGGAATTTGCTGTGGGATTGCTCGATCAATCGGTAGATATTTTGACACATCATTCCATTTAGGATTCAGATGCTTGAATAATATAGTGTTAAAACCAGATGCGTCTATAAAATAGTCAGCATCAAATATCCCATTATATTTACATTCAACACTCTCTATCTTCGTACATTCAGTATTCACTCTCACTCTTGTGACAACATCATCTACAAATTTTATATCACCATTTAATCTCTCGTACAGATAGTCAGTAAATTGTCTCGTATCTATATGTAATGCGTGTGAAAAATTATCAAAGATAGTTGTTGGAACCTTAGTCATTGGTTCATTATATAATGACCCACCATTATAAACATCATTCAATATTGAATAGGTTGCACTTGGATCACTGGATCTCATTTGGTTCCAACCATTTTGACCAGTAATCTGTCCGAACCCATGAAAATATTCTGTATCAGGTATCCAGTTCTTAAAATTTATTCCAAGTTTTATTGTAACATCTAAATCTCGTATCAAATCTTTTTCTGATATTCCACAGAAAGTTAGAAACGCATGAATATATGGGGTAGTGCTTTCTCCAACTGCAATACTCCCTTGACTTTTATCATGTATGACTGTTATATCTACCTTATCCTTCCAATAAGTCTTTATCATAGCAGCAGAAATAAGTCCAGCTGAACCAGACCCAACAATCACAAATTTTTTCATAAATTAAAATAAATTATTCCAAGTCGTACCATTAAAACATTGTAACTTATTCAATGTCGTATCATACACTATACCACCCGCCGTTGTTGCTAAACCTACTTTCTCATCTGTGGTAACAGTCGGTGGTAACATAAATCTACCTGTTGTATTTGCAGCACCTACTTTATTACCTGCAAATCTAAAATCAATGGCGGCAACTGCAACTGACGTACCAATACCAACAGTAACATCAGTCGATGATCCGACATCAACCTGTTGCATATAAACATTGGCAGAATGAATTCCTATAACTTTATCAAATATATGAAGTCCATCACTACCGCCTTGAAGAGGGAAGAAATGATCGGGAGAAGCAGTGGTTCCAATTCCAATATAATTAAATTCTGATCTCGCATTGACTCTCAAACCTATGAGTGGTTCAAAGGTATCTGTCTGTATTCCAATTCGATTAAAGAGTGCTGTTGATGTCTGTCCAAATACTGATGTTTCAATTCCAACAGTTCCACCTATACTTACACTGTTAAATGTTGAGACACCCACACTATTATTAAGATTAGTGTTATCTACAACCGCTGGTAAATCAATAGAACCAACTAAATTAATATCACCTGCTACATCTAAATTACCACCAATACCTAAATTACTTGTGACTGTCGATGTACCTACAACTTCAAGGTTGAAGTCAGGATTTGTTTTACCAACGCCGACTTTACCTTCATATGTTAATGATAATAGTTCTGCATTACTCTGACCATATATCCAAGAAAATCTTCCAGTCTGAATACCTGTACCAGTACCTGCATGAATAAAGGAATTAACAGAACCAGCATTGTAATTAATAATGTTTAATGACGTATCAGGATTACCATATCTGATAAGTGCGGACTCATTTCCATCTGTATCTGATTTACCTAGACTTACTTTTGTTAATCCAGACTCTCCAACAATTTCTAGTGACGCATCAGTCGCTTTTTTAATTGTTAGATCTGATTTAGGGATCGCAGATCCAATTCCAACCCGACCTGTGTTTAACGCTGCAAGTGCAGTTCCACCTGTACCAACATTGACTGCAGTTGATGCTGTTGTAACACCAGAAACAATATCACCTGTGATATTTCCTGTGACATTTCCAGTCAGATTTCCTGTGACATTTCCAGTCACATCACCAGTAAGATCACCAGTAACATCTCCTGTTAATGAACCAACAAATCCATTAGAGGTTGTAACACCAGAAACAGTAAGAGCACTTGCATTAGTAACTCCAAGAGTACTGATTCCAGAATTAACATTTCCATCTACATTACCAGTTATATTACCCGTTACATTTCCTGTGACTGCTCCTGTGACATTACCAACAACATCACCAGTCAATGCTCCAACAAAACTCGTGGCAGTTACAATACCAGTTGCTTTAATATTACCGATTGAATTTATACCAACTCCAGATTTACCTAAAATATCAGGTGATCCACCAATTTGGAGACTACTTCTGGGATCTGTGGTAGCGATACCCACATTACCAACTGCATATATTGATGTAAATCCTAAACCAACATCAACATCTTCCCATTGAGATGTAGGTAGATTAGATAAAGTTGCACCATCACCATAAAATCTAGTTGCCTTTACACCACCGTCTGTAATTGATATTGCAGTTCCAACTTTAATATCAGTCGCAGTCGCAACACCCGCTACAAAAAGATCGTTTGTTGTGGTTAAACCAACTACCTTTGCTGTACCACGAACATCCAGAGCTTCATTTGGTATAGAAGTCCCGATACCAACTAAGCCATTGGCATTAACGATAAAGTTATCTTCATCGACTTGGACTCCATTACGGAAGCTAAACGTTTTTCTTATACTCGCCATTTCGTGGTATTTTTAGTTATTTATGAAGACTCAAGAGTTTTAACTCTTGCTTCTAATTCTTTGATTGCTTGGATTAGAAGTGGCACTAATCTTTCATAACGAACTGCTTTTGTACCATCTTCTCTGGTAGTAGTCACACCTGGTAATCCAAGTGCTTCAATCTCTTGTGCAATCACACCAGTGTCATCACCTTTACCAGACTTCCAAGTAAATGTATTACCACTAATCGCATTAACTTTGTCTAGTGCATTTGGAATGACATTAATATTTTCTTTGAGATTAATATCAGAAGAGGCAAATGCAGTAATGTCTCCACCAACGTGAAGTTCCTTACCAATTCCAACACCACCACTTACAACGACTGCACCAGTTGTTTTACTGCTTGAGTCTGTGGTTGACTGAACTGCGAGAGTTCCAGATACTGTAGTTGCATCACTTGTAGCATTACCAAGAGTTGCGTTACCATCAACTGTTAAATTATTGTCAACTTGAAGATTGTCTCTGACTGATGTAATACCAGATACAGAGTTTAGCATCAAAGGACCAGTGGTTGTATCAATAGTATTATCATCTACTTCAGCAATTCTTATATTACCGAATTGAAGATTACCACCAAGAACAGTTCCTGCAACATTTAAGTCACCACCAATGTAAACACTCTTACCAATACCAACACCACCTGAAACAACCAAGTCTCCTGAACTTACTGATAGTGCTTGTGTTCCTTGTGATAATGTTAATGTCTTGGATATATTTGTTAGTGCATCAAATCTAACATCCTTACTAAAGTTTACAGGACCATCGAAGTTGGATAGAATAGTTCTTGATGTACCACCCTCAACTTTAAGTCTTTCTTTAATGACAACTTCATCAAATACAACACTTAATCTTGATGGATCTTCACCTGTTACAGTTGGAACTGGAGCATCAAATGTTTTTTCTTGTCCAGTTGAAGAACTAACTCTCTTATTACCAATAAAGAAGTCTCCTTCGTTGTTCATACCAGTATAAACAACCTGTCCACATGATCTTTCTTGTGATTGAACTAAGAACTCTTCTCTTTCAGTCAGTGTTTTGACTTGAACCTGTGGTAAACCAGTTGAATAGTTACCAGGACCATAACCAATATATTCAAATGTATGTCCAGAAGCACGAATAATAGATGGTCTTCTAAATTCAATTGGTATTGGTGTGATCTTTTTAATTAGTGATCCAGATAAATGATCCTCTTTTGGACTTCCTAATGCACCACGAACAACACCAATTACATCAAGTCCACTACCAGATAATTCTGATGTGGTGACTCTCATTATCTCGTTGTCAATCTGAACATAAGAACCAAGTGGGAATCTCAATGCGGTTCCAATACCTGCATTTGGTACTACAACCTTCATCTGAGAACCAGTTGTTAAGTCCTCTGTAAGTGTAAGTGTTTCATTATCAAAGAATGATAATCCTCTTGTTCCTATGTTTTCTCCATCAGGTCCAGAGGTTGCATCAGCAGCGCTCATACCATGAGGTAATACAAATGCACCATTAAGATTTGCATCTGTCTTCGCAGAGAATGTTTTTATACCAACTCTTTCTTTAACTGTAAAGTCACCCAATTTATTATTAGAACTATCAATAATTCTAAATGGACTTCCAATTACTAATCCATGAGCAGAACTACAAGTAAATGTAGATACACCACTTACAGATTCAAAATCATCAGATACGATTGATACTGCTGGTCCTAAATTAAGAGCATATTGTCCTGCTAAGAATGATGTATCACCACCTGTCTTTGCAATTGCAACTGACCTAGTTGAGGGGACTGATGATATTCTAAAGTATCCATCTGTCAGTGTACCAATACCAGTGATTTGTAAAACATCACCCACGTTTGTGCTAATACCAGCAGTTGTAAATGTTGCAGCTGCACCGATAGATGGTGAACCTATAAATTGTGGATCAAATTCGACTTTTTCTGGTCCGAGATATCCAGATCCACCATCTGTAACATCAAATTTAATGATTGATCCACCTGATATGGTTACTTTACCAGTTGCACCATCCCAAGTTGATGTTCCACTATTGAATAATTTGATATTATGATATGTACCATCTGTATATCCTGTTCCTCCAGTGAAGTCAGAATATGTAACAATACCACTTAAACCATGTTCTCTATCAAATGTAAGTGTGGAGACACCTGTTGTTGAGTCAATACTTGTAATTTTAAGTCCTTTTCCAAAGTCTTGTATTAACTTATCTGTTGCTTCTCTGGTAATACTATTTTTAAGACTATTGGTTACAACATCACCTATTGGTGTCCTACGTGCGAATGAAACTGATGCTGGTGGATTATCATTCTCGTTATCCTTATCTTGCTGTGGATATAAATCAGTAACATTTTGACTATACTTTTGATCTGTAAACTCAGTATTAATCGTATTGTCTGCTTTTAGAACATATAAGTGATAGACACCATCTTGTACATCTTTAATATATTGACTGATTACTTCACTACGATAGATGTATAAGTTTGATTGTAAATCATTTCTTTGGAATCTGGGTAGATTTACTGTTCTATCAGAGGTATCACTTGTAAAATCTCCTGTGGTATGAACCTTACCATCAGTATCAGTTGTTGTATACTGAAACTCTTTGTCATTTGTAATCGCAGTTATTTCAAATGTTCCATTATATGCTGAGTTAGCGACACCTGTTGTGTTTGTAGTACTCTTAACATTTACAATGTTGACTTTATCACTAACATTTAAGTTATGTGGTAATTCAGTTCTGACTGAAACAGTCGATGCGGATGCAGAACAAGTGCTGATAAATCTTGGATTACGATTAAAGAATACATCACTCGCATCAATAGTTCTAAGTGAAAAATCAGTGCTTGCTCTCGCACCACTTGTACTTGATTCTTGAATAACAAATCCATCATCAGGGTCTTTTGCGTTTGCCGCTTCTTTTGGAACAACAACACGGACTGTATATAATCTTTCATCTAATGATCTTGGATCAACAGTTCTTGAAATTGTAGTAACAATAGTTTTTTCTGTGAGACCAGTTATACCCTGAGATAATAATTCTGGGTAGATAGTATTATCTGTATTTACATGAATAAACCAACTCTTATTGATTGGGTCAAACTGTACGGGTGAACCAATATCACCTGATGACTTATCTGATACACGACTTTCTACAAATAATTTTGTACCACCATAAACTGTAATCGCAACATTATTCTGTGCATTAGTCACAGATGATGCTAATTTAATTTCTGTTGATGATATTCTAATTACAAAGTAAACTGTATTTGATTCAATATTTTCTGGTAAATCACCATCATCACTAAACACACGAACTTTCTCACCTGTTCGTAATGTATGAGTTCCGATTGTAAATATGTTAGAGTTTCCTGTATCATTCTGTATGAATGAAGGACCAGATTGAACTCTGAATACTTTTATACTTACATTTGTACCACTTATAACTGATGATCCTGTGCTTACAACACTATCAGTCATGTTGATCTCAGCAGTTTTTACACTACCACCAGCATTTAGTGATAAGACATCATCAGATTTTGCACCAACTCTGTAACCTTGAATGATTACAGGTGGTTTATCATCAAAATCTTTAAATGCATACAAGTATAAGTGACTTGATATACCAACAGATGTAGTAAGTCCAACGTCTAGTGACTGCCAATCAACATTTACAGGTGTTTCATTAATTGATCTTGGTGTAATAATATTACTGATATATGCTGTATCGTCTTTTGTAAATGCAGACTTCTTAAATCCGTCAGATGTAAGTGCAATCTGTCCGAAGTTAGAGTTGGAGTTAGTAACTGATGCGTCACTACCTGTCTCTGCATTGAAGTGTTTATTAAATCCAATCGCAAACACTGACACAATCTGCATGATTGCATCGTTCTTCATATTAATATGTGCTGTCTGCCACTCTCTTCTGTAAATCGCATCACTATCTAAGTGATAGACAGTCGATGGGTCAAGTGATGATGACTCTTTTGATAATGAAGCACCTTTTGAAAGTTGTATTGTTATACCTTCATATGCTCTTGATGTTTCGTTATATTTTACAAATGCTCTATCGTCTTTCTGTAATGAAATACCAGTGAACTGTGCTACAACAATACTTCTAAATCCAGTTGCTTTTGCACCATCAGCGAGAATACCATTCATTCCGAATACAGAACGTAATGATACGTTGAAGATATAAGGTGATGCACCAGAAACAGTATCAGTTTCGATTGTGATTGTTGCAGATGCTACTGAGTCAGGAGTTGCTTTTAAATTTGGTCTTACAAATGGTAGTAAATAAGTAAATTGTGTACTTGTAAGTACACTTGCAACTTTTGTTGAGATATTATAATCAGGAGTAGATACATTTTTAAGTTTAATTGGTGTTCCACTACTCAATCCATGTGGTGTTGATGTCGTGACTGTAACAACATTACCTGGTGTCGCACCATCACCACAGATAAGTGAAGATATAGAAAGTGGATCTGACGCAAACGCACCAACAATCTCAAACTCAGGTCTTTGTGGAGCAAATCCATCGGTTGATGCTGGATATTTTTGATCTATATCTCTTGTAGATGATAGATTAAATCCATTTGATAGTTTAGCATAATATATTTCAAGATCAGTCAGACTGAAACGATTGTCTACGTTAACACCATCAGCATACTCAAAACAAGTTAATTTGTGGTGTGAGAAACTTGGTGTTGATTGATTATTTGCAGAGAAATCAATGGGGTCTGTATATACTAAACCTGCTTCATCTCCATCAAAGATAGAGAACTGCCAAAAGTAACAAGTACCAGTTACTCGAAATATTGCAGTTGAAGCGACTGTAGTGTCAGTAGGATTAGGAACGTATTTTGGTTTTATCTTTGTCTTTCTTAAATCAAGTCCAACGATAGAAGTACCACGAGGTACAATTACACCACCATTAATACTGTTAAACTTATATAAAATATTATCTTCTTGTGTTATATCAAAATTGGATGTTAAATCTAATGCAAGAGTTGTTTGTGCCGCTGTCTCTGCACCAGAGGGAGACACTGCTGTTGCAGTTCCACTCACATCTTTAATTGCAAAACCTGGTCTATTATCTATCTCATGCTCGCCTGGATATACTAATATTGTTGTTCTCTCAATTAAATCGTTATTTGATCCTCGTAGATATGAAAATCTAGCAGACTCTAACAGAGCTCTTTGTATGGTTTTAAATGGTGCTGCAAGTGAATTACCTTGATTCGTGATCGCATCAGTAGAATCAATGTCATTTGGATTCACATAAAGAATACGACCTTCAGTATTCTTTATAAAATTCTCTAGTTTATTAAGAGGCATCTTCTTATATTCGCCAAAATATTGCTATAATGTATTTAGTTAGGTAAATTCTTCCTGTTCGTAGAGATACTCTAAATCGTCAGGTAAAAGTTCTGGATTTTCTAGTTCTACTGGAAAATATAATGGATGTAATTCCTCTAACATTAAGTATCCATACGCTTTGTACATATACTCTGGATCATAACATGGGTTTTCATCTGCAACTTGGCATAACTGTTCATCCCATATGTGTCCAAAAGGCAATTCATCAAATGTAAATGGCATCCCATTGATGAAAAACATCTTGACAATCATTTTACTGTCATCATACCAGCAAAATTTAGTGGAGAGTTTGTACACAAGTTTTACGCAGGTAAATTATTTAGCCTGCATCATCATTCTCGTGACAGTGTATACGCACAATATCATCCATATCATCTTCAATTTTATCTACAGCACGACGGATATCATCATGCAATCTTTCGATAGGAGTTTGTTCTTTCTCCATTTTTTTCTTTAAAACCATAATATTTAGCCTGCATCAACCTTTGCAGATAACTCTTTAATTGCTTCAAGCATTATAGGTATTAATCGTTTATAACTTACAAATTTGTACCCATCTCTAGTTGAAGTAATACCAGATAATCCAAGTGCTTCAACTTCTTGTGCTATAACACCAACATCATCATGTCCTGTTACTAATGCACCATCAGGATGTCCTGATTTCCATTTGAAAGTATTGCCAGTAAGTGCTTTTACTTTATCAAGAGCATTTGGTATTACGGTGATATTATCTTTCAAATTTCTATCTGAAGGAGTCATATCTCCACTTATTCCTACAACATTTTTAGTCATTGATCTATTCCATTGGTTCAGATGGTCTTGAAAATATCCAACCATTACATAGATATTTATTCACTTTTGATGGATATCCACGATGTATATAAGTCCAAGTTGCAGGAAAAAAGATTTGTCTACCAACCACAGGTTGTATTTTTGTTCCATCAGCAAACTCTGTATATCCATCATCTTTCTCGTCAATAGTATTTAAATACCACATAAATGTAAAAATTCTAGATGCTACAGGATCAGATGACATTGACCAATCGTGATGCCAATGATAAGTTCCTCCTGGTTCATACATTTGTACTTTATATCCCGTATCACTGGTAATAAAAGTAGTATTAGGAAATGCATTACAAATTCCTTCATTTATCTCATGAAGATATTCATTATATTCATCTAAACCCTCTTTAAGAGATTCATAAAATGTATTATCCTCTTCTGCCCAATCATCAAGAACACTTATCTTCATATCTTTTGTATCTTTTACATTCTTATCTACTCTATTGGTAGTATGTCCTATTACACCATCTTTCTTTCTTCCATCATGATTAAATCTTTCAATAACATGATTACAGAAGGATTCTGATAATGAATTATCTCTTACATATATAAAATCTCTAATAGAAGCTTTTGGTCTATCCTCAATATTTCTTACAAAACTGTCCATCAAAAAAATTTAATTATCTATATTATATCATGTTTTCATAATATAGCAAAG